CGAAAGACTCGCCGGGGACAAAGCTGTCCTAGACAACGCCGCCTCACAATTTGCTACAGCTGCTGGGCAGACTGAGGCTAGAGCACGTATCGCTACTGTAGGTGGGGAGCTTTCAACCATCATAAACGAGATACTCGACTCCCCGGAAAAAGCTAAGGAAATTCTTGAGAGGGAATTTAGTAATGACCTTGTAAGCGGTAACTACGAAATAGACTCTCAAGGCGAGGCCAGACTCGGAGACTCTGCTGGGAATTTGAAAGCGGCTATAGACTTTGCGTCTGACATGTCCGAAACCATAAACAATACTTTGGCCGGTGAGAGGGAGTACGCCCGTCTCATTGGAGAGCTGCCTGACATAAACGACCTCCTGCAGGTTGATGCTCTGGAGCGCGAGATAAAACGAATCACCACCGTGAACAAGGATGAGAGAAGCTCACTCCTCGACGGAGGCGACCCCAACAACTTGCTGAATATTTTGGGTGAAGCCAAGAAGCGTATTCAGGAAAAATTCATAGAGGGCATAAAGAACGACATATTCGATCTCGGCGGAGACTCCAAGAAGCTGGGCAAACTGGACAAGGCTGGAGCCCAGAAATACATAGACCTGCAGAAGAAGCTGGCTAACGCTGAAGCAGACCTTCTCGATATCGACCCCAACACCGAAGCCACCATAAAGAAACTGGTCGACGAGGTGGAAAAGGATCGTATCAAGAAGGCCAAGCAGGTTGCGACCCTTGGCATCCGCGTGGCTAACAGGTGGGTAGAGTTGGCTGGGGCGTCTACAGACGTTGAGCTATTTGATAAAGCTATAGCCAAGATCAATGAGAACAGAGACGCTCTGAAGAAAGAGATAAGGAATGAGCTTGTCTTTGAAGGTTTTGAGGAAGGGACGAAGGAATTTAAAGCTGAACTGGAAGCCAGACGATTCCTCCTGCGAGACTTCAGATCAGACTCGGAAGCGTTCACCAAAGCTCTGAAGGAACTGACTTCTAGCCTCACCAAGCAAGCCGCCCTGCTGCGTAGCAAGCCGGTCACTCTTGGCGCTGCCAATGATGCATTCAGCGACCGGCAAGGTACAGAGGGCAACGAACGCCGGAAGCAAGGGGCAGTCAACCAGTTCGGAGCCGCTTTCAATCAGCGTACCGCTGCCGAAATACAACTGAGGAAACAGGAGTCCAACAAGGAGAACCAAACCGGGGATGATCTGGCTGAGACCGAGCTAACCATTCAAGGTCTCAACCAGCAGGTCGTTAAGTTCGATCAGGAGATGGCTCGTTTGGGTATCACTATCCTTGAGAACTCCAAGGTAGCTGAGGAGAGAGCCAATGCCGAACTGCTCCAGCTGCTCAGGGTGCAGACTCTCACAGAGATGCTGCAGGACTCTGAGCATGCCTTCCGCAACTTGGCTGAGACTCTCAACACCACCTTTGTCGATGCTCTAGAGGGTATAGGAGATGCTCTTGCTACCGCCATCCTCGACGGCGACAACTTCATAGACCTCCTCTCCAACCTGTTCAACGACATCGGCAGGAAAATGGCTACTGATGCGATACAGACTCTCGTTAACGAGCTATCGCAGACCGCGCTGGGCGCTCTTCCTGCCGGAGTCACCACCCTGCTCGGTACGGGCGGCGAGGAGGCAGCTAAGGCCGCTGTAGGAACCGCGACAGAGGCTGCTACCGCCACCGCTCAAGCTGCCGCTCTGGGAGCCGCAGCGACAGCTGCCTTCGTCCCTGCCACTCTAGGCCTGCAAGCAGCCAATACCAACCTGTTCGCTGCGGGCACTTCATTAACGCTGGCCGCTGGAGCTATAACTACTGCTGCTGGGGCTCTGGGGGTAGCTGCAGGGGCAGATGCCGGAGGAGGCCTCCTGTCAAAACTTGCTGGGGCTGTAACTGAAGGGACTGTTTCCGGAGCTAAGAGAGGGGGCGTCTCCCATCATGGCAAGATAAAAGGCTACGCTAAAGGAGGAACTCCCGGCATTATTTCCGGCCCCGGCACCGGCACCTCCGACTCCATCCCAGCTGTGCATCTCGACGGCAAGAAGGTAAGTCGAATAGCGGTGGCTAACGGAGAGTCCATTTTGACAGCAAAGGCTACAGATTTACTCGGAGAAGACTTTATTCACGGAGCCAATAGTGGGAAAATAAAAGGGTTCGCAACAGGGGCAGTTATGGGGAATCAGAGTGCGATAGCAACAGGAGCTAAACCTGCTACCCCTGCGGCTCAGAGAGCCCCACAAGTGACCAATAAGAATGATACGACCATCATCAACGCAATAGACAGTTCATCAGTACTCGCTGCAGCCATGGAAACTCCGGCAGGAAACAGGGTGATGGTGAACTACCTGACAGCAAACAAAAGTAAAATACAGAGGATAATACGATAATGGCTCTTACAGTTGGAATAGCAAGTGACTATCTAAATTTGTTTCAGCGTATCAGGTATTACCTGCGCGGCGAGATGAGCATTGAGAATGAACTTGCCAATGTGGCAAACGTTGGCGATGGATATATGCAGGGGCTTATGGCGTTCACTACCCCGGCAATTGAATCTTGGACAATCACTTGTACCTTGGGAGGGGGGTCTGGGGTTGCTATATTTAGTGTAACTGGAACGGTGTCAGGCGCTCAAGCAGCAGCTACTTGCGATGTCTATTACTCCAACACGCAGCTGGAGTTCGTTGTAGGGTACGGAGCTACTAATTATGTTATAGGGGATGAGTTTACTTTCGACGTGATAGCCAACGACATACCAGCCACCCAGCAGTGGGCAGAATTAAAGTACACTCCGGGAGCAAATCAGGGAGCAGGAGTTAACAACGGTATGAACGTTGACGCTGGAGGAGGGGCTACTTACGCCAACGAACTTTACCTTAAAGGTCCGGGCCTTGCTCAAGCCGATGAAATATTCGTCAGCATGTGGACTGGGTATGATGAAGACGCTGACTGGTACAACTTAGGTTTTCAAGGAGCCACTGGATTTGAGACCCTCGACGCGGTGCAGTACCAGCCTAATGACTCATCTGACGTATCCATGTCAGCTTGGCAGTTTCAGATCCCGTATTGGATAATAGCTGACGGCAGGAGGTTTATCCTTAACTGGAAAATATCCACTAATTATTTCAGCGGGTATTTCGGGTTCATTCTTCCTTACGGAACCCCAACAGAGTATCCGTACCCTTTGTATATTTGCGGGACTTATACTAGCTTAGCTATTCGTTGGTCAAGTGAGTCACATAATCATAGATCTTTCTTCGACCCTTATGCTGGATACCTTTATACCATTGAAGGTACGTGGCTGCTGGTACAAAATAAGACTAGTTCTGGTGGGAACGAATCTACCAGAAGCGAAACTAATGTTTGGCCATATACTGAGGACTATATGATAAACGTCAGGCAATCTCCCGGAGACGTATATCCAATGCTCCCCATGGTAATTCATACCGACAAAAACGGAGGTAACGTCTACGGGGAGTTAGCGGGCACCTTCTGGTGTCCCGGATTTGCCAATGCGTCTGAAAACACTATTGTTGTTAACTCAGTAGATTATTTAGTTATTCAAGATGTCTACAGAACCTCCAACCAAGATTACTTTGCGCTGAAGATGGAATAAATATAATGCCTGCTTATTATCAGACTGGAACAACGACTGACACTCACGCTTTGATGGGAATTATAGATATATTTCTAGTAAATGTTTTGGGGTGGGAAAACAAACAAACAAACCTCTGGGAGAAAGTTGATGACAACCCGGCAGATTCCTACGGGAGAAAGACAAATTATTATATCTCCCCCTCCCCCGTCCGTTATTACTTCCTTACTACAGGGATTGACGGGGACGAAATAGATTACAGAACCTACATTTCTGGTGGATGCCTAGAGGGTTGGAGTGAGACGGGTCTTGGGGGTGTGCCACATTCTTATCACGACCAGATAGGGTACCAGTACGTATTCACTTCCAATGAATTTGAAGGGCCGTACACCAAGTATCATCTATTCGGAGGGCAGGAGGGGGTTGATGGACAGTATTTCTACTGCGTGGTGGAAACTTCTGCCGGGTTGTTCAATCACTTTGGGCTTGGACAACTTGATAGAATAGGATCTAAAACAGGGAGTTTCGCAGTTAGTTTGTATTGGAGTATGAGCATTTCTTATTGGAGGAGTGTGACTAACAGCCATCACCAACGAATGTTTGACAGCCATAGCAGTACCTACGGAGGGAGGGGGCATTTACAGTACCACCAACATACCTTCGCACCTGAAACGGAAAATTATTTATTCGGATACAGCTCCGACCACTGCTACGGTGGATCAGTAGGAGGTGGAGGTAAGCAAAATGGGGGAATTAACGGGGCTTTCGTAGGTGACGGACCAAGTGCTTTCAACGGAAGAACGATGCTCATGCCTAACCACATCCTGTTGGATGACGGAGCTTCATGGAAGAGGATGGTTGGAATAGCCCCTGCGTTTAGAACTGTCATGATACACAACCTTCAAGCCGAAGATATTGTAGATACAGATTGGATGGTGTTTCCCATCAAGGCTAAGAATACTACATCAGGGCCAAACTCCGGGAACTACGGCTGGGCTTACAAATTTCAATAAGGATTTACCATGGCAGATTCCCACCACTATCAAAGTACCCTATACCCAAACCAAAGTGTTCCGGATATTATGTTTACTGTCATTAAAGACGCAGGAATTTTTCTTGATACTGTCGTTGGAAATGGATGGAGTATTTTAGATTACACGACTAAGGATAGAAGTAACGTACTCACGGAGGAAGTAATAAGTAGTAAATTAAATTGGAGTCCTCTAGAGGAAACTTATAAAAATGGAGACGGCGGGGGGTTAATTTCCCAATTCTATAGCCCTAGCGACGATAAAGCTAAAACTCTATATCTTGAGTGGAATGATGGAGTTGGCGTTGAGTTCAATAAAAACACATTCCATTACTTTTTAACCACCACAGCTATCTACACTAAAGTAGCCTACGACGACATAAGGTGTGGAGTCTTGATAGAGCCTTGGACTGAAGTAATGTACGTAGGAACTTATCCTTACGTTCCTGAATTTCTAGAAGGCTCAGAAGTTTGGGGAAACCCCCCAGCAGACGCGGTGCCTACCGGGGAAGTCAATGATCTGTACTCGGGACTGCCTGTCGTAGGAAGCTCTACCAACCCCGGAGCGTATGGTCCGGGGATAACTGGTGCGCACGTTATAGGGTATAAGTCACAGCCGGGATATCGATCCAATCACGAAAGCGAATCAAGCCATCTAATGTGGGGGTCAGAACCTGCTTTCACGGTTCATTTTTTCGGTGGAGTGGAGAAAGGGTCGCCTTACTTCTATATGGTATTCGAATCCGAAATGGCTATGCCCGGAGGAGGTATAGACAAATACTATTGCCATATGGGTTTAGGAAACATAGTTAAAACCGGAGTGTGGAAGGGAGGGCAGTTTTCCGTATCTACGTATAGCCACCCTTCTTTCTTAGACTCTCTGGGGTCTAACTATAATTCCGCGATGTTTGACAGCAGCAGTTGCTACTACACTCAGGATGAAGCCAGAAGCAAGGTGTTTTTCAGCATCGATATGCGGCCCTACGACTCTGAAGATCTTACGACCCTACCAGACACTTACAGGTTCGGGTATACGCAGGGCATCTACAGGAGTTACGGGAACTCCTTTGGAGGGCTGTGCAACCCCTTGGTACAGGACAGCAAAAATACTTGGAACGGAAGAACTATGCTGTTTCCGCAACACATAAGAGTACTGGACGTATATAATACAGACTATTACATGATCGTTGGAACAGCCCCAGCTATTAAAAGCTTACAAATAGACTATGTAAATCCCGGAACTGAAATTGTTGATAACGGGATAACTTGGAAAATTTTCCCGATAAAAAGTAAAACTCACAGCGGAGACGCTCCTAGAAGTGGGTTCTACGGCTACGCATTTAGGATAGACTGATATGGCGGCGTTAACTGGATATTCCTCTGGAGAGGTTTTAAGGACTAAAGCTTCAAATTACTTGCCCCCTGCGTTTGGGGATGTGTTTAAGCCAGCTATACAAACTATAGGAACTCTGACAGATTTCATAACCAATAACGAAACCTTCCTGTTTGAAAACGTTTATACGCACATATGGAGAAAAGAGACTTCAAAAGTTTTACACTTCAAAAGGGTATTGGGAGGAGCTAACTCGGGAGGAGGTCCAGCCGGAGAAAGGCCGGGGAGATACTCAGATGACTTCTATCATAGGATACACCTTACACCTTCTCGCCTTAAGCTGGGAAATCTCATATCCACACAGACTCGAGAGATAGAAGTGTGGAACGCTTATTTTCACTCCGTGGATCTGGACGACGTACAGCTAATGAACGGGGACGGACTCGTCATCACCCCTCCTGTGGCCACCCCCTACGTAATGCGGGCTTTGGAGCCTCTGGTATACATAGTCAGTATATCCACTGACGGACCCCCCGCCATTAACGCTACCATCAGGTGGACTGTTGACGATATAGTTTTATCCACGGATGACTATGATGCAAGAATAACCGGAAACAGAGTAATACCCATCACCATGGCCCCTAACTGGTCCACCGAGGTTATAGAAACTCTGGAGTGGAAGACTGACATAATAAAATCTTACAACGGGGAGGAGCAAAGATCGAGAGTCAGGTCGAAGCCGAGGAGAGGGCAGTCCTACTACTACACTTTGGTGGACAATGACGCAGCGAATCTAGATAACCTTTTGTGGGGATGGCAGTCCCGGCTGTACGCAATACCTCACTGGTCTGAAGTTACGTTGAATCAGATCGACCTGTTCCAAGGTCAAACGGGAATAATAGCCGATACCGACAGGTACTCTTGGACTGCTGGATGCTTGTTTTTTATCACTGACGGTGTGAATTACGAGATGCAAGAGGTGCTGACTGTGGAGCCCGGACAGGTGAACCTCAAGAAGGGGTTGGACAAGGCGTGGGGAAGACCTAGTGTAATCGGCCCTGCCAATCTCGCCCGTATCGACGGAGACTTCAGCGTCAAGTCAAAACGACTAACCTCCAACGTAAACACTGCCACTATCCAGTTCCTGCATGAGCCAGTACAAACTGACCCATTCATTCCTGTTGCCGCAGCGGTCGATCTATACGAGTACCCGAAAATCCCTTCCACCTTTAACGAGATTTTGTTGAAGGAGCCGAACTGGAAGGACGGGTTGGATACTGAGTTCGAATCGGAGGGTAAGGTATTAGACTTTGGCCTGCAAGGTTTCGCCACCTCTGTTAGATCAGGAATCCCAGACATAGTTGAAGAGTACGAGTGGCTATTGAACGGTAGAGATCAAATGCTGTGGTTCAGAGAGTTCCTTGGCAGGAGGGAAGGGAAGTTCAATGGGTTCTGGATGCCAAACTGGAAGCTGGATTTTATGATTCAGGATACCACTCTGTCGGGAGCTAACGGGTTCGTTGCTACAGCCAACTACTACGGCCTGTTGGTAAATGGAGCTAATGGAAGAAACCACGTCATGGTGGAGCTGAAGACTGGGGAGAGAATCCTGAGGAACATCTCTGCTGCCACTCAGGATGAGCTACTAGGAACCGTCAACGTAGTTACTGATGAGACGATGGGATATACGTTTGAGCCAGAAGATGTTCGTATAGCCTGCCTCATGGGATGGTATCGCCTTTACAGCGACAAGGTGACCATCCGGTACTTAGATAAAAACGTAGCCGTCGTGAAGATGAGTTTGGTCAACGTATTAATATAGGGACGAAAGGATGACTTTTTTATCGCAGGAGACCAGCAGGAACTTGGGGAAACCTTTCCAGCTGTTTTTGTTCAGATCGGGGGATACCGACTACAGGTACACCACCGCTGATCACAACATATACGTCGACACTTTGGAGTACTCCTCTGACCAGCCAATGGAGTCAGTAGAGATAAAAGAAACCCTTGTGGACAACAAGGGGAAGCTCAACTTCAAGGTGATGAGAAACCACGAAATTGCTAACCTGTTTCTGATATCCAATCCAAGAACTATTTCGATGAGCATATATGCAGGGCACGAGGGCGACCCCGACAATGAGATAATTACTATCTGGTCGGGCAGGGTAGTAGCGTGTGACTGGAACGAAGACGACCAAGCTATAATCTCATGCGAATCAGTTACCACCGTCCTATCCAGAAACGGCCTTCCGTACAAATTTGGAAGTACGTGCCAGCATACTTTGTACAGAGGAGGGTGTGGTCTTGACATGTTCGCTAATTCAACCCTATACAACCTGACAGCCTACAGCGGGTACTTCCTGACATTCGCCAGCCTTATAGGGGCTCCTGCCAACGACTACGACGCAGGATTGGTCGTAGTAAACGGAGTGGATTACAGAATGATAACTGGATTCGACAGTTCCACTGGAACTTTAACTCTTATAAGGCCTTTTGAATCCGTGTCAGTCGGGGAGTCAGTGAGGGTCGCCTTAGGGTGTAATAGGACTTCATTACGCTGTGAGCAATTGAATAACTTTGAGCACTTTTTAGGATTCGATACCATACCCACCAGAAATCCTTTCGAGGGAGTAAAAAAGGCAGGGCAAGTTGCAGTGTCCGAGGCCCAAAAGCTGGTTAATAGGTGGATGGGATGAGTCCCTTAGCTCTTGTAATGGTACAGCTGGCGGTAGGGCTGATAATCACAGCCATATCGTCTCGTCTGATGTCTGGTAAGGGATTAAAGGCAAAGGGGTTGGATAGCTTTACGTTCCCTACAGTCTCTCAAGACCGATCCATCCCAGTTGTCTTTGGTGACGTGTTGGTTGAAGGTCCAAACGTTACTTGGTTTGGAGACTATAAGGCCCATAAGGATAAAGAAGGGTCCAGTTTTTTCTCAAAGGGGACTACTGTAGGGTACAAATATTACCTTGGTATGGAGCTAGTTATTTCGTGGGGGGAGTTGAACGCCATCACTGAAATTTGGTTTGGAGATAATGTGGCGTGGAGCGGCTCTGTCACTGGAACCAAAACTAATCAGGACGTAGAACCTTACGACTTCAATAACAATATTGACGTAGAGGCTATGGATCTATTCGGCGGAGATAAAAATGGCGGAGGCGTAAGGGCTGAGTGTTATTTTTATCCCGGAAGTTCTGCTCAGCACCCCGACGCATATATGGTAGACCAGCTTGGAAAATCTTATGAGCATAGGGGTATAGCAAAGCTTATTTGGAGAGGTCCGAGCTGGCACAAGAAATCAGGTCTGTTGGGCGAAAGTAATATAATCCCTCCCATCAAGATGCGGGTGGAACACTATCCAAACTTCTTGGGTTCGGAGTACAAGAAGGTAGGGGGAGGAGACAGGGCAGGAGCCAACCCAGCAGAGGTAGTTTATTGCCTGTTGATTGGCAGGTACGCCAACGTCCTGTCCACACAGCCCTCCGTACCAGTCATTCCAACCAACTTGATAGATACTGCAAGCTTCTTGGAGACTGCTGAGACCCTACACGATGAGGGCATGGGAGTATCCTTCCAGTGGCAGAGAGACACTCCAGTAAAAGACATTATTGACGACATCATGCATCACGTCGAAGGCTATCTGTCAGAGGATACCCTTACTGGTGAATTAAGGATGGTTTTGAACCGGGCTGACTACGACCCCAACACCCTTCCTGTTTTTGACGAATCCAATATTGTAGACTTTTCCTCCTACGTCAGAATAAATCCAACGGTCGCAATAAACAGAATGACTGCTACCTTTACCGACCCTTCTCAAGGGTTTAAAGATATACCAATAATGGTGGAGGATCTGGGTAATGCCTTTGAGCAGGACATGGGTGCCCCCGGCGACATCGATCTCCACATGTTTCACGATGGAGATGTTGCCGTCCTCCGAGCCTCTCGTGAACTTGTTCAGCTTAGCGAGGGGATAATATCAGGAACCTTCAAAGCCAATAGGGGGGCTTACTCCCTCAACATAGGTGACCCTATAAAGTTGACGTGGGATGGGTTTGGCGTCTCAGAGTTGCTGGTCAGAGTAATTGAAAAGACTGCGGGAAACTTGGATGACAGAACTGTTGAGATAAAATTTGTTCAAGATATCTTCGGAATAGGGACAGCAGTATACGGACCTCCCGGAGGGTCGAACTGGGTGGATATCCATAACGACCCCGCTGACATAACTGACTACAGATTTTTTGAACTCCCTTACTATATGTCTAAGGAATTCGCAGGGGAGGGGGAAGACTATCTCCTGTTCCTTATGGCAGTGTTCCCATCCAGCGACACCTCTGGGTACGAGCCGTGGATTCAGATTGACGGAGGGGATTACGAAAACGTTTACGGGTCAGACTACGTAGAACTAGATAACACCATACTGGCTGCAGTGTACGATCAAGAAAACGGCCCCGCAAAGGACACTGTTGTTGGATTGTTCATTGTAGGGTCCCCCCCAGAAGACATGGAATCTACCGTTAACTTTACCAACATACAAGACTCGTTCAGGAATTGGGTGCTGGTCGATGATGAGCTTATGGCTTACGAGAGTGTTACTGACGTTGGAAACGGAAGCTATCAGCTGAACAACGTGTACAGAGGGCTGCTCGACACCGCCCCCGCTACCCACCCTGCAGGCTCCAGACTTTGGTTCCTGAACGAAACCTTCGAAAAACTGGACAGGATATTCACCCCTGCTGAAGTCATCAACGTAAAGACCATAACCTCTACAGGCGGAGGAGTTCTGGATTTTGCTAATGCGGCGGCTAAGAATCACACTTACGTCGGCAGGTACGACCTGCCTATCGTCCCGGCTAACGTTAAAATAAACTCAGGGTACTACCCGACAATAATAACTGGGCAGATGGAGTTAGAGTGGAGCAGGATAGACAGAACTATTACTTCTGTTTTGAAGAAGTGGGACGCTGTTGATGAAACTCCAGAGGTAGGTCAAACCACCACACTTAAAATTTACGACAGCAATGTCAATTTAATAAAAACTGTGACAGGTATTACAGGGGCAACTTACGTCTACCCTCTGGCCACAGAGACTATTGATGCTGGGTCAGTTCAGGAACAGCTTACTATAGAGCTTATCAGCGTCAGTGCGGCAGGAACTTCTCACGATACTTTCTCTTATACGTTTCCAAGGCAGATAGGGCAGGAGCCCTCCGGTCTGATTATGGATCTTACTTCCTTGGCAGCGTCATCTTCATCAAACGTTAACCTTAATTTGGATGTCGCAGCGTAATGGCTAACTACAAAATAACTGGTACAACTTTAGAGAACGGGTCGAACGCCCCTAACATAATTATTGTGTACAAGGCGGATAGAGATGACTTGGTCAGCATTGGGGGAGAGCTTGGGAGATCTACTGCAGGAGCTAATGGAATATTTGAAGTGCAGTGGGCTGACTGGAACAAAGAAATATTTGTGGTAGCTATAGACCCAACGAACGCTACCAAGTACAACGGAATTATTTTTGATTGGATTTTACCTGAGACTGCTGGGTACGACCCATACTTTAACTCCATTGTGTCACTCATGCACATGGAAGGGACTGACGGGGCGCAAGTATTTCTAGATCAGATAGATTCTAACGTCATAACAACTGTAGGCAATGTCAATACCTCAGTCACTCAGGCCAAGTACGGGGGCTCCGCTGCTTACTTCGACGGGACAGGTGATTGGCTTGTAATTCCTGACGATGCCAGATTTAATCTCGGGCTGTCAAACTTTTGCATAGAGTTCTGGGTGTACATGACAGACGTGTCCGGGTATCAGGAGTTTGTCCTTAAAAGGAGTTTGGACTTAGGGGACGGCTACTGTCCATTCGTGATAATGGCAAACAGTGCCACCCTTCAAATTTACTTTGGCAACGGAACGGCGTGGATGTCAGACACCACGGCAGGAACTCTTACTGCCGGACAGTGGATGCACATTGCCGTTACCAGAGACGGCTCTATATTCAGAGCTTTCATCGATGGGATTGAGACTGGGGGGTTTATCGATGCTTCTGCAGTAGAGGATAATAGCAGAGATATTTTAATAGGTTGCAACGATAACCTCGTCTACCCCTTCGAAGGGTACATTGACGAGTTCAGATTTACTATAGGGCAGACTAGATACGTTGAGGACTTCAACCCACCAGCTGCTGCGTTCTATAATAACGTTGACCCATTCTTCGACAAGGTCGTCTCCCTTCTGCACATGGACGGAGCTGACTCCGGAACTTCATTCACTGATGTAATAGGGCATACTGTCACAGCCTACGGCGGTACCACTACCTCCATTACCCAGAAGAAGTTTGGAGCTACCTCTGCCAAGTTTACAAGTAGCAATTCAGACAGGTTGGAGATAGCAAACGACGCCTCCTTTGCCATTACGGATAAAGACTTTACAATTGAAGCGTGGGTATACTTTAATACCTTCACCAGCGGTACGTCTTTAATAGCAGCCAATAGAAGCAGTAGTGCCGTCTATGGGCAGTTTGTTATTTACGGAAGCAGCTCACAGACCCTTCAAGTTTACTTAAGGACTGGAACCAGTACGTGGACCTCTGACACCACTGCTGGAACTATCCCTCTGCAGCAGTGGTGTCACATAGCAGTTAATAAAAGATCCGGTACGGTAAGGATATTTATCAACGGAGTTCAGACAGGGGGGTTCGCCACCTCTGATTCCATAATCTCAGATTCCTACAACATAAATTTAGGTGTAGAAGGTAACGGCGCAAACGACATGGACGGTTACATTGACGACTTCAGATTCACTGTTGGAGCGTCACGTTACAACTCAAACTTCGCAGTCCCAATAAAAGCTTTTCAGGATTCCTAACAAATGGCAACTTACAAGATACAAGGCACTACCCAAGAAAATTCTATCAACGCGGCTAACATTATCATAGCGTACAAGGCGGATCGAACCTCCCCGGCCACTATAGGGGAGGAGCTTGGAAGAGCGACTGCCAGTGGGGCAGGGCTTTGGTCGATAGAGTTTGACGACTGGGACGCAGAAGTTTTTGTTGTCGCCTTGGACCCAACTACATCGATAAAGTACGCTGCAAAAATGAAGGACTGGGTACTCGCTACGCTAGTGGCAGGAGAAACCTTGTCCTATGTGTCGTTCGAAGATTATGTTACCAACACTCTTGGAGCTGTCCACCTGTGGAAGATGGATGAGGCAGACGCTAACTTAGTGGATAGTGTAGGAGCTTTAGACGGAACTATGGCTGGGTCTGGCACTCCCCTGTTTCAGCAGACCAGCATGGATGCCGATGCGTACTCGATAGATTTTGACGACGATTATTTAGTGCCAGCGACTGCTATCGCCACCCCTGCAGGTGGCGTAGTAACTATAGCCTGCGTAATGAAGTATGTTGCCGGTACCGGAGGAATGGTATTTGGTATTAGCGATGATTCTGGCGGCAGGCTATGGGTATACGAGCAGACCAGTGACGGGTCTTTCGGCTTGTCTACTTCTGGGTCTGCAGGGGCCATCTATGGAATCGAAGGGGCCTCCTCTTCTATAGGTGACGGTAATTGGCATACCTTAATAATGGAGATAACTGACAACAATTACTCCGCTACCAAAATGTGGATAGACGGAGTGTCTCAAGCAATGGCGGTTGCCTACGGAACTCCAACAAACGATCCTGTAACCAACTGGAAGATAGGGGTGGGGATATCCCCCGCCAGTACTGGAGGTAGTTCATTTTCCGGAAGTATGTTCAGGTTTACTATTTTTGATAAGGCCCTTAGCACCCCTCAAATAAGATCTCTCAACATAGCTCTGTCCACTGGGTACGTACACCCTGAGGTAACTGATATTGCGTATACCTCTTTGAAAGGTTACTGGAGTATGCAGAGTTTAGAAGGGACCGCTCTGTTTGACCTAAGCGACTCCGAGGCTGACGGCACCATCACCAACTCCCCCACAGTTGTGGACGGCCCCTTTGCGCTAGGGGGTAAGGCTTTATTGTTTGACGGAATAGACCAGTGTATAACCAGTATGGGAACTGTGTCTGATTTCAACTTTGTACACGAGACAGGGGTATTTTCCATATCCTTTTGGGCTAGGGTTTACACCCCTGAACCAGACAGTGAACAGCCTCTCGTTTCTAGTGCAGCTGGCACGTCAAGTCGAGGAATGTATTTCGCCTATGCAAACTTGTCAGCTAATAGCGGAGATCATGGTTTCAGAGTGTTGATATTGGCAGGTAGTCAGGGCAATCCCCTCTTTGATACCAGATGGAATAACGTACTGACGGCTAACGATACTGAATGGCATCACTACTGCGTCTCGGGGGACGGATCAGCACTTACCCTGTATTTTGACGGGGTTGATCAGGGCGCTCCTTTTTACACCGACACCAATTCACTTGGGGCTGGCAATGCTTCTTATACTTTAAACTTAGCTAGGTACAACCACAGCGCTCCCGGAGGTTATTCTAATATTGCACTAGACCAGATCAGAATCTGGGACGTTGAGTTGTTGCAGGAAGATGTCGACAAACTTTACCTTGAAGGTCTGGTAGTAGTGTCTTACCTCAAGCCTTTGGAGCTTGATCCTTACTTTGACGATGTAGTTTTCCTCTGTCACGCCGACGGTACAGATGGAGGTACTTTACTTCACGATGAAATAACAAAAAGAAATTCCAGCAACACTGCAGGCAACGCCCAAATAGACGATGCCCAGTTCAAGTTTGGAGACACCTCTGTCTACTTCGACGGGTCAGGAGACTTTATTGACTTCCCTGATTCTACAGACTGGGACTTTGGGTCCGAAGACTTTTGTGTAGAGTGTTGGGTAAGGTCAGACGGGGCTACAGCCTTTGACACTATCCTTGGAAGGTGGGAAGGGTCTGGCAGTGTTGCTTGGGCTTTGCAAGGAGACTTTACCTCTGGAACTGTACAGTTTGGTTATTCCACTAACGGAAGCTATCAAGCTGGAAACGCTGCGATATCCTCAGCCAGCTCTGTAACCACAGATACTTGGTACCACATCGCAGGAGTTAGGCATGGAAATACCTTAACTATCTACGTAGACGGAGTCGCTAAAGGCACCAAGGATGTAACTGGGGTGTCTATAGTTGATACAGGCAACGTTCTAAGAATCGGTGGTCAGGTAGCTAACTCCCAGTATTTCAACGGGTGGATTGACGACATCCGAATAACTAAATCGGCTCGTTACACAGACGACTTCAACTTCCCCACAAAAGCCTTACCTGACTCCCGCTTTGCAGTAGACAGGGAGCCTACAATTCTGGACCCTTATTGGGATGACGTTGTCGCACTGTTGCATTTTAATAATGCTTCAGGGTCTACGGTAATAGATGATGTTATTGGAGGTTTTTCTTGGAGCGCAGTCAGCTCAGCTCAGCAGTCGGACGTAAAAGTAGAGTATGGGGCTGGGTCTCTCATCTTGGACGGAGTGGCTGACCACATAACCGCAGGAACTGCGGCGGATTGGAAATTTCTTACTGACGGATCTGTTGACTACACTTTGGAGGTGTCAGTTTATATTGACGCTGCGGGCCAACATACAGTATTCGACAACGGAGGGGGAACTTCGTCGCAGGTAGGAATCTTTTTTAGGATAGAGACTGACGGATCAGTGAACTTTTCAATCACCAGAGGGGTGGGGGCTACATGGGCCATAGCTGGGTTTGTCTCTGCTGCAGGAGTGATAAGGGCTACGACTTGGCATAAGCTTTCTGTTGTAGTAGACGTTAGTGTCGGTGCAAAAATATATGTCGACGAGGTTGAGGTTGCTGCTGGAGTTAACGGTTCTTCTAGAAGTACAAGTAACCCTCACTCCCCTCTGTGGGTAGGGGCGTGGACCTCAAACTCAACCACTGACTTTGACGGATATATGGATGAGTTGCGAATAACTAAAGCCGCCCGATACTTTGCCGACTTCAACCCCCCCACCGAAGCCTTTCCTGACTTCGAGTACGACCCAAATGAGAATACCAACAGAACCCAGCCTCTGGACCCTCACTTTAACGATATAGTTATGTTGTTGTACGGCAACGGTAGGGTCGGAACCACCACGTTTGACGATGCCGCTAATCCGGGAAGATTCACTTTTGGCGCAGTGGCTGATGCGCAGATAGG